GCACCCGGCGGATCGCGCCGACCGTGCCCTTGTGCTTGTGAATCGGGATCGACTGCCGGATCAGCGCCCGCTGCTGGGCTTCCGTGTCGGCGGCCTCCCAGCCTTCGACCGACATGGCCCAAGCGAGCCAGGGCAGAAAGTCGACCGGGCAACGCGCCGAGTCGGCCACCCCGCGAATGATCTCGGGATCGACCCCAAGATCACCGGCGGTGGTCAGCGCCCTTTCCAACGGGGTGCTGTTATGCGGCAGTAACTGGCTCATGCGACCACCACGCCCTTAACGTCGACGCCGACGCAGTTGGGATAATGGCGCTTGTCGCTCAGCACATCCGCCGTCGGTGCCGAAAGCACCACACGCCGCACACCCGAGACGTGCAGCGCGCCATAGATCGCCGACAGGGATAGCTCCCCCTCCAGATCGCGGGCCGCTGCAATCACCGTCGCCAGCTTGGCCTTAGCCTCCGCCAGCACCAACGGCAACGACGGGCCATCCAGAATCTCCAGTTGGGCGATTACGTGATACTCGTCCGGTTGCCCCAGCAAGGTGCGGGGACGGTCCGTGATGGGCCTGACCTCCTCATCGGCCACGGCCTTTTGCACGGCCGTCACCAAGACAGCCGGATCAGCCGTAGCGCTCACAATCGGCAGCACCGCCAGCGACACGTCCCCCGGCAAGGGATTACTCAGGCCGGCCGCATAATCGCACACCAGCACGATCGCCCCGGCCGGCAACAACGCCCGAACTTGAGCGCTGACCTCGGCCGCCTTGAAGGTCGGGGAGTCCACGGACACGCTGGCCACGTCGCCCGAGGCCGTTAAGGCGTGGTACTCATACGCGCCACGACCGCCCGCCACTGAAAGGCGCTCCAGGGAAAGCCGTATGCGGTACAGAAAGTCGTCGTCTTTTTCCATGACGGCCGACACCGGCGGTACCGCGTCAGGATCAGCGGGCACCAGCACCAGGCGCTGCACATCGAAGTCGGCCGCGCGGTTGTCCAGATCGGCACCCCGGGCATAAGCCAGCAAGCTGGCCTTGGCCGCCGCATTGATCCGGGCACGGCCGAGCATTTTTTGATAGGCCGCCACCTCCAGCAGTTTGACCACCGGGTCGGACTCCAAAACTGCCGTCCACTGGTCACCCATGTGCGCGCGGAAGTCGCCGAGGATCTGCTGATACAGCGTCTCAAACTCCAGCGTCTCCACTACATCAGGCGAGGGCAGCAAAGAAAGATCGATCATGCGCTTACCTCCACTACGGCAGCATTGCCCAGGTAGTCGCCGGTTAACTCCAGGCTGATCTGACCGCCGACAACGGCTGTCACACGCACCCGCTCCAGCTTCAAACGCGGCTCCCAACGACCCAAGGCGCGCGCGACCTCGGCCTGTACAGCGCTTTTCCAACCCTCGTTCACCGGCAGGTCGACGTAACGGCGCACCTTGCTGCCGTATTCCGGCCGCATGCGCCGGCTGCCGATCGGCGTGGTCAAGATGTCCTCGATCGACTGCCGCAAATGATCAAGTCCCGTGACTGGCTGTCCGGTTCGACGATCCAGGCCAATCATGGTTAGCCTTCCAGACGCTGCAGCTCGGCATGGCCGGCCAGGTACTCCAGCGCCTCGGCGTCATCGCCCGGGACCGTAACGCGATGGCCCACAACCTTGAATTCGCGCAGCCCCTCGCCGCTTTCCAGGAACAGCGAGCGCGAGGTGTAGCCGCTGTCGGTAAAGGTCACGGCCGCCGGCGCACCAGGTGCAGCGGGTTTGTTGGTATTCATGAGAGTTCTCCAGAAAAGACAAAGCCCGCCGAGGCGGGCTGTCAGTGCTTGTGATTAGGTGTGTTGCCCGTCGTATCGACGATCGAGCCACCGCCGAGGATGTCGCCCGTAACGCGTAACGGGCCGTCAATCACCACCGCCCCTTTCAAGGTGATGCTGGCCGCCTCGACCGTGGCGGTCGTCGTCTTGGCGGTGATCGCGTTATCAGTTGCCATCACTTCGGTACCGCCGACCTTGATCGCCACCGTGCCGCTGGGGAGCGTGATGGTGTAGCTATGGGCCGCCCAGTCGTAGACCAGCGAACCGCCATCATCGAAACGCCACACCTCGACATGATCGCGATTGTCCGGCTGCGCGCCGGCATCGCCATACAACCCCGGAACAAACGTGCCCTGGGCGGGATCACCGCTTGGGCTGATTAACGCACCCTGCTCGCCCAGGCTCGGTGCACGCCAGTGGCGGGCCTTGCCGGCGGCCTGGGCATGCCAGCGCAGCCAGGCGCTGGTCCAGTTGCCGCCATCGGAAACCCGCACTTTGCCAGCCACCAAATCCACCGCCACTACGCGGCAGGGGATCACAAGACCGGCCAGCATGCGGTCATGCTCGGCGGTGGCATAGCTCATGCCATGGCCTCCGGGGATTGGTAGTGGTGCTCGTTACTCGGCCCAGTGTCCGGGTCGAAGGCGACTACTAACTCGCCAATGGCCTCCGGCCATGGCCACTCCTCCACACCGAGGTAAATGACCTGGGTCCACTCAACCACCCAAACCGCATAACTATCCAGCTCGGGTCGGCTCCAGTCTCGTTCTGCTCGCACGAACTCGGCAAACTCAACCGCCAAGCCCCACGACTGCATACGCAGCAGCACCGCCAATTGAGCCGCGACAAAAGCCGCTACGTGCAGGCAGTTTTCTTCCTCCGCTGCAACGATCACCCGCGCCTCGAAGCGAGCTTCGACTGCGGTTTCGCCGGTGCCTGGATCCTTGTCAGCATTTTCGAATCCGACCAGCTCAAGCACTACCGCCGGAGGCGGCACAACCTCGATCCCATCCGGCATGGTCCCGACATAAAGGAGTCCAGGGATAGCGTCCCTGATGTGCTGTTCAATCGCGGCATACACTTGACCGAGAGGAATTGGGTCATCAACCATTGCCTGTTCTCCGCAAGTACTTCTGCAGTTCAAAGTTCAACTCTTGCTCCATCACCACAAGCAACTGCTGGTGGGCACGATTGGTCCATGCCTCGAAGTGCGGGCGAACGTCCCCTAGAGAAATCTTCGCCTTGGCCAGCGGGAAGCGGCTGTCGTTTTCCGAAATCCAACCAGAGCGGCGACCGCCGCCACCGGATACGTCGCTTTCCGGGTAATGGCTTGCATCGAAATGCCGGCTGGCCGTGCGAATCCAGATGTCGGGCTGACCACCGTAGACCTTCTTGAAGAACGCCCCTTGATAACGTCGTCCCGCCACCGACACACCAGCCCGGGTTTGCCGAGGTCGGCCTGCACGACTGGCTTCAATCGGGTTGATGCCGAACCACAGCTTGCCCTGGCCATTACTGCTGACCGGGTAAGCACGCAAACGCTGCCGCACCGCGCTGACAGCGATGCGTTCCTGCCGACTCACCGCACGGGCAATCTGGGTGCGCAGCCAGCGCAAGGTCTTGTTGATGGCTCGACGTTGAGCGGCGGCTAATGCCTTGGGCACCAATGCCGCGAAATCGGTGAAGGCCTTCAGGTCAGACCGATCGGCCTGCAAAGTGATCATGCCATTGCTGGCTGATTGCTTAACGTAGCTGCCGACACTCATGGCGTCTTCCTCAGTATCAAGGTCACCAGACCGTCACCACCAGGTTCCGGTCTGACAATGGTGTAGCTCCCACCGCCATCCTGCTCAGGCAGATCGACCACGACTTGCTGCCGCTCGCGGACACCCTCGGCATCGCTCACCCGAAGAACCAGGTGCGGTTCACGCAGCCCAGTATTGATTCGGCCAAGCTTGGGCTGCAGCCAAGGTGCCGAGAACATGCCCAGTACCTCACGTCCCTCGATCAGCACGGGATCGCCGAGTACGTTGAACACCGTATCGTCCAGATCTTCGAGGAGCTCGCGAAAGCCCATGGTCAAAGTTCCAGGAGGATCTGTGCTAGAGGTCGGGTGCACAGGTGCAATGGGTTGGACTGGGCTTCACCGGCCATGCCTTTGTTGAACGGCATCGGCTCGATCTTGCTGTAGTACGGCACGCCTTCAGTGTTGACTGTCTCCATGTAATCGGCCGGCGCGAACACCGAGATGTACAGGTCCGGTACGCCTTCGGGAATCAGCAGCGCCTTGTCGTCGTGGATGAAAGTCACGCCGGCGATTTTGCCGCGGTAG